TTGCAAGGATTGGAAAAACAATCTGTTTTAACTGCGGCAATGTAGTAAAAAAGGATACGGTTGGAACTGTAGCCCAATGGCTCGAAGAACAGAATGAAGAAGCTAAATTTTATCTTGGCTTTCCAATGCATTTACATGAAGGAAGATCGGTTAAAGATGAGATAAATCTATTAAAGAAAAAGGGATTCTTTAGAATATATTTGAAAGAAAAACTTATTGATCTTAACGAAGCAAAAACTCTTCCGAGATCAAAAAAAGAAATTGTTGTAGTCCTTGACAGGTTCAAAGTTAAAAAAGGGAAAGTAAGAGAAACCTTAGCAGAGTCAATTGAAACTGCATTTAATGAAGGCGAAGGTCGGCTGGCGACTATAAATGCCGATAACAATGAAGTTAAATATTTCACCAAATTTTATGAGTTCTGCGGTATCAGGTATGAAGAACCTGATCCCCGTTTCTTTTCATTTAATAATCCATTCGGCGCCTGCCCTGTCTGTCAGGGCTTTGGAAAAACAATGGGATATGAAATGGATCTTATTGTACCGAATCCGAAATTAAGTTTAATGGAAGGAGCAATTGCACCCTGGCGCAGTGTCAAATACAGCAAATATCTTCGGGATCTTATCCGTAATAATGAAAATAGAATCCCGCTGAATGTTCCATTTAAAGAATTGACTGCTGAACAGGTTGGTTTCATTCAAGAAGGATTTAGGGGATTTGACGGCATTAATGGGTTTTTCAAACATCTTGAAGACAGAACTTACAAAATGCATATAAGAATCCTGCTTAGCAGATATCGCGGCTATACAATTTGTTCTGCATGCAGGGGTTCCAGATTAAGACGCGAATCACTTCAGGTAATAATTGATGATAAATCAATTCATGATATTGTTTTATTGCCGATAGAACGAATACTGGAGTTTTTTAATTTACTTGTATTAAACGATTATGAAAAAGCAGTTGCCGGTAGAATATTTGAAGAAATTGTAAAACGGCTTACATTTTTGAATGAAGTCGGACTTGGATACTTAACCCTCGATCGTCTCAGCAGCACACTTTCAGGGGGTGAAACACAGCGGATTAATTTGGCAACTTCACTTGGATCCTCCTTGATGGGAACGTTGTATGTTTTAGATGAACCGTCCATTGGTCTGCATCCGCGAGATAATGCCCGGTTGATAAAAATATTAAAATCTCTTCGGGATCTCGGTAATACAGTAATAGTTGTAGAACATGATCCGGAAATGATGAAAGAATCCGATCTTATATTTGATATGGGACCGCGTGCAGGAATTCATGGCGGTGAAATTGTAGCTCGAGGCACCTATGATGAAATCATGAAAAATGATAATTCGCTTACCGGGAAATATTTGTCGGGACAAATAAAAATTCCTGTGCCTGAGCATCGCAATACATCAGAGAGCCAATTCATTAAAATAACAGGGGCAAGAGAAAACAATCTTAAAAATATTACAGTTAGTTTTCCTCTTAAAAAGTTTGTAGCAGTGACAGGAGTAAGCGGTTCTGGTAAATCCACGCTTATTCATGATATTCTTTACGGCGGTGTTATCAAGAATAACGGAGGAAATCCGTCAAAGATCGGTAAGTTCGATTCAATTGAAGGGTCACGTTATATTGACGAAATTGAGATTGTAGATCAATCGCCGATAGGGAAGTCTCCGCGTTCAAATCCAATCAGTTATGTAAAAGGATTTGAATTAATCCGTGAATTATATTCCAATACGCCTCAGGCAAGGGCGCGTGGATATAAACCCGGATTTTTTTCATTCAATGTTCCCGGAGGCAGGTGTGAAACTTGTCAGGGAGAAGGACTTATTACAATTGAAATGCAATTCCTTGCTGATTTATACCTCGAATGCGATGAATGTAAAGGAACGCGTTTTAAGAAAGAAGCCAGAGAAATTACATACCGGAATAAAAATATAGTTGATATATTGAACTTGACAGTAGACGAAGCTTTTGAATTTTTTGAAGGCAATAATAAAATAGTTTCTATTCTTAAAGTTCTTTCCGATGTTGGATTGGGTTACATAAAACTCGGTCAACCGTCAACTACCCTTTCAGGCGGAGAAGCTCAGAGAGTTAAACTTGCTTTCCACCTTTCACAATCTAAATCAAGTCGGCATACTCTTTTCATATTTGATGAACCGACTACCGGATTACATTTCGATGATATCAGTAAACTTTTGAAATGTTTTCAGATGCTTATTGAAAATCAAAATTCAATTATTATAATTGAGCATAATCTCGACATTATTAAATGTGCCGATTATGTAATAGATCTCGGTCCTGAAGCGGGTGAAAAAGGAGGAGAAATCGTTGCAGTCGGAACTCCCGAAGAAATCGCAAATAATGAAAAATCCTATACGGGTAAATTCTTGAAAAAAATTCTTAATTAGAACGCAAATAACCGTTTTACGTTTGATACTTATTTAATCAGCAACATCTTTTTCGTATTTATATAATTTCCTGCATGAAGCTGATAAAAGTATACACCGCTTGAAAGTGCTCTGCCGTCTGATGAAAGTTGAGAGTTAAAATTGATCTTATAAATCCCCATTTGTTGCTCCTTATTAACAAGCACAGCTACTTCCCTGCCAAGAATATCATAAATTTTTAATTGAACTTTACTGGTTGACGGAATCTGATAACTAATAATTGTACTTGGGTTAAATGGATTTGGATAATTATTAAACAATTCAAAATGGTCGGGAAGCGATGCTGATTGTTTTACAGACGTTGCCGTTTGATCTGCAACAATAATTGGTCTTATCCTGAAATTATAATTTGATTTGATTCCCCATCCGTTTCCGTCATTATTATTCCTTGACGACCGGAGATTTAGTAAAGGACTGCTATTATCGACAAAAAAGCCAGTTGCATTCCCGGAAGTAAAATAAACTACTATTTGATAATCCTTTCCTCCCGTGACCTTAACTTTCGTGCCGGTCAAATCAACATAGTTCCAGGAAAATAAAGTTATATTGGACGAATTTAAGTTTACGGTATTGCCGATTTTTGTTCCAGGTAAACCATTTGAGTCAGACCAGACTTCAAAATATAGAGGACCTGAAATATTGTTTGTTACATATGAATGGAACATTACACCTGTAACCTGTCCTGATGAGGCCGGAGAAAATCTGACTGCTATCGGCTGATTTGGAGAGACATTTGTATATGCATCACTACCCCATTGATCATAAGCAAAAATTGAATAATTTTTCTGAATCTGATTAACTAAATTTGCCATTGCATTAAATACATTCATTTTTCCATAACCCCATTGAGGATTTGGAAGAGATCCTGTATAACTGTCGGAAGAAGAACTGCCGGTCAGATAAGATTTTATTTGTGCTGCATTGAGACCGGAATTTTGTTGAAATAGTAAAGCAACGGCACCGCTGGTTACTGCACTTGACATACTAGTTCCCTGTTCAATCATATATCTGTTTCCGGGCATTACCCATGATGCGCTGATATTTACTGCTGTAGAAGATTTTACCGAAACAACCGCCTCACCGGGCGAAGACAAATCAGGTTTCTGCATGCCGTCTCTTCTTGGACCAACACTGCTGAATGAACAAATATTATCAGAACCGTCGGTACCTACATATGACAAACTCTGCAATGATGCATCTTCCCATCTCCATTTAGTAGCGAAAGCTCCTGAAGTAATTACTGTTGAAGCACTGCCGGGTGAATCGATGCAATATTTAGAATCGCCGTTTACTAGACTTGCTCCTATCGAACTGTCAAAAAGCCAGCCATGATAAATCATTGAATTTTGTGAATTATTTGTAACAGTCAAGTTCCAAGTTCCTACTGCAGGATTATGATTACTTCCGTTGCTCACATATAAGTAAACTTCTCTGTTATTATTCTCAGTATAAACCTGATCATAGACATAAACAGTTCCATCTGTTGTTTCAACTGATGCATTTCCTGCCGATGTTGAATTTACAATTTTATTGTTAGGTGAAGTTACTTTACTTGAAACAGCTCCATTGGTGCTGAACCATAGATCAAAACCAAAAAAATTATTATTTACACCCATTACAGGTGTATAAGTAGGAACAGAGAACGAAAAATTTACTGCGGCTGAATTTGCTATTGAACCCGTAATGTGTGCATTTGTGCCGTTTTCATTACCTGCTGCTGCACATACTGCTCTTCCTGCTCCTCCGTTAACAAAACTGTCAACAACTTCATCAAGCGCATCAGTACCATCATTAGGTCCTTCAAGTCCTCCAAAACTCATATTTACAACAATCGGTTCGCTAAGCTGTTTAGAAATTGCTGCTGCATAAGTTAATCCGTCAATAATAGAGTTATTAGAGAATGTACTGTCCCCAGCTTTAATAATTAAAAGATCAGCATCAGGTGCCATACCGGCATATTTTCCATTTGAAGCAGCGCCGTTACCAGAAGCACTACCAGCTGTATGGGAACCATGTCCAAAAACATCCTTCTCTCTGACAAAACCGGAAGTGGATTTATTCAATTCCCCGTTGATATTGCTGTTTGAATATTCAACTCCGTAATTTAACCCCGACAAATTAACAGCATCCCGGTCTTGCGGACTTTTTTCACTTCCTTGTTTATTTAAAGTCTGATCCCAGATATAAACTACTCTGCTCTTTGTAGTATCTGTCATGCTTCTTATAACCGATCACGGATTTTGAGAAATATTCCCAAATAGAATGAGAAATCTTAGATAACATATCTTTTTGCGATTTCGGACAAAATGGCAGACTGGAATTACCCCCTATTAATAAACTATTAACGAACCATTAATGGCGGCTCAAAATGGCATTAAACGATAAATGAATCTAAACCCAAAGTCGCTAATTTTGCTTTGACTTCGGGAATAGTTCCCTTAAATAGTTCGTTTGAACTGTCAGTTTGAGTATTACCGGAAACATCATTGAAATTCACAGATTGTGAAAGGCTTATGTTAAATTTACCATCCGGTGTTGTAGTAGCATTAATGCTAAGGTTAAAACTTTTTGTCCCTGTTGCTGGAATGGTTGCTAAATCAAGTTGCATGTTACACCTAAAATTATTGATGACGTTTAAATGTTATAGTTAATTGGATAAAGTTAGTCCGAAGTCAACCTTCAATAATCTAATCGGAGTTTTGATAGATTCCTTAAAAGTTTCATACTCAACCCGGTCCGGATCTGTGGTTGTTAAATCCCTCATTTTTAGTTCACGACCGATTGAATAACGTTCTGCAATTTGATCTTCGATTATTGTATCGAAATCTTTCATCATGCGGCAATTATCAAGTATTGGTTTAATTGCTTCAAAAGTTAATTCGGTTGCCTCTATCTCGGCAGATTGAGCAGCAAGAAAAGCAGTTACATCATCTGTTTCCACTCCGAAATAATTAACATCACCATCAGTCTGATAATGAATTAATTTTTCTTGATTTATTGCTCGAAGCGATAAGGTTGTATTATCTTTTACAACTTCCTTAGCACTGAAATATTTCACGGTAAACCTCACTTTTATTATTTTTAATCAACCATTCACTTATAAACTCTCCATATCCTTCTGCAACTTTTAATATCTGCCGGACAACATATAAGAGAGAATTTGTACGTTTCGAATGAGATAAATAAGAAGCAATGCGACTCATATCGGGATGTTTCTTTATAACTCGTTTTAATTTATAAAGCGATCTCTTTCTAATTAATCGACTATTGTACCAAGTTCTGTAACCAACAAAATCAACACCGGATTTAATTTGAGCGATTTGTGTTTTGCTATTAGCTTCAAGTTTTAGACCATTCAACATAACCTTAATATATCTCAATACTCTTTTCAATTCTTCTTTTGTTTCACCGAGTATTACAAAATCATCCATATACCGCAAATAATGTTTTCTTTTTAAATATCGTTTTATTAAATGATCAACCGGGTTAAGCATTAAGTTTGCAAGTACTTGTGAGGTTACATTACCAAGAGGCAGTCCGACTCCTGCTTCATTTTCATAAAACTTTTTAAGCAATCCGAGAGTAGGTTCACATTTAATAACTTTTCTTAATAGTTGTTCCATAACCTTATGATTAATCGAATAAAAGAACTTTGATATATCCACTTTTAGATAATATCCAGATCCTTTATAATTGACCAGGTACTTCTTAAGCAAGTCACTGGCCCGGTGTGTACCCTTTTCTCTTCTGCAGGCATAAGATGTATCAATAAATCTTGCCTCTATAATATCCCGGATAGAATTAAGAACTGCATGTTGAACAATCCGATCCTCAATGTGAGGAGCTTCAATTAATCTTTCTTTTGGATCGTAAACATAAAAAGCTCTTGCTGGTTTTATTTTGAAAGTACCGTCTTCAAGAGAGATAAGGATTCTGTTAAGGTTGGTTACTAATTCACTTTCGAACAGAAGAATATTGTGATGATAATTTTTGTTTTTCTTTACTTCCTGAAACGCTGCGAGAAGAGCTTCATAGGAACACCATTTTTCTTTTAAGTTCCCAACTCTTTTCATTTTAATTGTCCTAAATAATCAGAAGTTCTTTCCATACTGGAAATACTATAATTATTATTCAGTTGCATTTTTGCCGATTGAGACAAGGATAAAGCTCCCTTTGATTAACATTCATCTAAATTGCCTTAGCAGTTTAGTTCTCAAGATTATCAGAGTCACGCGCGAGCGGACACATTTCTATTAGAATTAGTGCGATTATTATTCAGATTGACATTCCACGCACCGGCATTATTAGTATTATTCCAATTGCCGCCAACAAGAACGCACACAGTATCAAGCTTTACCCTACTGTTCATCTTTACCGAGTTCCGTTTTAATCCAAGCACCGATCATCTTACCAACTTCATCTATCATTGTTTGTGAAATACGATGTTTCTGTGAATCAATATATTTCAGTTCAAAAGCAAGATTCACAAATTGACGTAACATCTCATGCTTTACGTTTAGATCCGAAAATGTTGTTTTCTTATGAAACTTTTTATTAATCGTTATGGCGGCTTCAAATATCTCATAATTAAGTTCCCTTATTTTATTTGCGAGTAAATATTTTTCATGTTTTGGAAATTGTTTGAGCATGATGTTATTATAAACAATCATCTCTCTAATCTTTTTTACAATAAGTAAGTATTCTGCCATAAAATATTTTTCCGAACGGTTTTAAATTTATTTCATTCCGCTCGTTATCACTCGCTCCACATCTAAACACGAAGGCACGCGCGAGCGGACACAAAGCTATAAGAACTAGTGCGAGTATTATACAGATTGACAATCCACGCACCGGCATAATTAGTATCACCCCAATTGCCGCCAACAAGAACGCACAGTTCGTTACGGATGAACTTAGAAAACATGTCCTGTCCATAAAGATTACTACCTGATGACGAGATTGCATTCCGGTCTTTTGGTAATCCTAATGATGACAATTTGTAAGCGGCAGACGTTCTGTCGGTAGTCGTACTCATTACAGTATTATTTCCGTTTCCAAATCTATCACTATAAAGTCCATTTATCAAAAGATCCGATATATCAATCACATCAAAATTAGCAGTAAAACCGGCTGCACCCCAGTGATCAGTATTTAGAGAATTTCCAGATGTAATAGTTTTTATATCAACACTTTCCTTAAGGATTCCAAATGAACCTGTCACGGCAGAAAAACCATTACCTGTGTAATCAGCAGTTAAAGCAGAGGTGTTAACATAAGCGTTATTGTTTACATCATTGGTTCTTCTTTTTAGATAAAATGTATCTGCAGTAATTACTTCAACCGTAAAGTTGTAATATTCTAATAGATTATTCCATTCCGTTGTGCTTGAACCGTCTATCATTTTTACATCACCGGTTGAATAACCATGTGCTGTAATAGTAAATACAGCTTGAGCCGCTCTTGTAATAGCTGTTATTGTTTTTGATGTAGCGACACAAACCATTCCAGGTGCAATTTTATATTGATTACCATTTATATCAGCCACTCCACACAATTGACCATTATGTGTAGTCATAGCTATATTATTCGCACCTCCTGTTTTTCTGGCTTCATTTCTTCCCGCCCAGTAAGCATCAGTGCAAACAGAAAAAGTTACTGAGCTATCATTATAATCGGCGCCGTAATTATTATTTCCTTTGGGAAAATTCTTTACACCGGTTGAATCATACCAGGCACAAAACGATGTTGAGGTGGCAGCTTGTCCGTGAGCTTTCGATAATCGAGCAAGTGCTGTATAACCGAATTTCAAGACAGGAGTAAAATTATTTCCTCTGCTTTTTGCAACTTTGAAAACATCGCCATATATATTTGTTGGCGATTGCCCGTTACTCTTACAATTAGCAAAACTGCCAGCAAAGTTATTTGAAGCGTCTCTTTGTGTATCAACTGCAGACGATATTGGATTACCATTAATTATGGAAGAAGCAATTCCTGTACTTCCATTTACAAAATTCGTTAAAGACCAATCAACTTTATCGTAGAATATTCCACTACCGATTACTCCACCATTGATAAAGTCACGTTCAACAACATAACCATCCGCTGCAGCTCCATCAATACTATAGCCATAATCCTTGAATGATTTTGTGTAAGTTAAATTATTAACTTCTTTATAAACGTATACGGGGACATAAACCATTACTGAGCCGTCAATTGTGCTTACGTAATTCCCATAATTTGCACTACCTCTATTTGTGTAATCAGACATTCCAATTAAATAAACAGGGAGTAATGCAGCGGGACAAATACCTACACCAAAACCAATATCTCCTGCATTTCCGATATTGTTATCTTCAATCGACATTATCTGATTTTTCATATCTCCAAATGCAATCTGAAATGTTTGATCTGGATTAGTTCTATCCAAAGGAAACATATCAGTTAATTGTAGAGACGTTGTTTTAGTTTGATCTTTTATTCGTGACATAATTTTATTCCTTGAATTTTATGATAATACAATCCCACCAACCTATGCGCTTCATTATTAGAGAATTAAGATCGGCGTTATAGTTTATTTTGGCGTCAATGTTGCGATAGGCTTCTAACGTAGCATTCAAATTATTTGTATTCAATATTTCAGCAGTAATATACCGTTCTCTATTTTGTGTCCCGGTTATTAAAACAGAATATCCAATTTCGGAATTCATAATGATATGGTGTGCAACCTCGGCTGTAATAGAAATACTATTGCTTATCACTGAATTAATTAATCTATGTAATTGTGCCGCAGCATTAATATCAAAAATGATTCTGAATCCATTCTCCGGCAAAAAGTATATTGGTTCACTAAGGTGATTTGTAATTTGGTTCCCAAGATGATTTGTAAAAACAAATCCGGGATCTCGTCCAAAATCATTCATCTTAATTTCTTTTGTTTGTATCCCTGTTTGTTGCTGAAGAAATGAAGTAAGAACACTAGATCCATATTCTTTAGTAACCATCGGTGATATAGTAAATTGATAAAAACATGAAGTATTCGATCCGAATTCTTTCGTGATTGCAGAGATTCCACCGGATTGGATTGATAGATTCGATGTGATAATCTTATCAATCGCGCCACTTTGGAGAAACTGAATATTATTAGATAGATGATCTAGTATTTCAATTCCAAGATGATTTGTGAAATTTACTAACATTCTTAATCTACCGTAAAGACAAGTGAATTAACTTCGAATACCGGTCTATCACCAACGTTATAAGTTTTAGCCGTTCCAAGTACACCAAAAGCATACATATTTCCAGCCGTCAATGCGTCGAATAAAGCAACATGAGTAATCACGTTTGTGCCGCTCGTTGCAGTCGGGAAACGTACTTCAGTATTATTTTTTATTGTCGCGCTTCCATCATCAGCGGCATTTGAAAAATTTGTTTTGTTATTCACGAAAGGCTGACGAGCATAAGCGCCATAATTTGCTTCAACAATTGACCCATCTTCACCAGGTTGAGCCGTTGCAAGAGCAATGTAAAAAGTGCCTGGAGGAGTAAAATCCGCAGCTCCAAATAACTTATCGTTTACTTTTTTCTCTGCCAAGTTTGTTAGTGACATCTCTTTTCTCCTTTATAAATTATTTAATTGTGTTTTCAATTCTGATAGTGAAATCCATACAAACTTTTTCTGTCCATTGATAAGTTTCACCTGGAGAGTATATTTAAATATCGTGCTTGTTACTGATACTAAAGCAACTTTAGTTATGTTAATCATGATAATTCATCCAGCATCGTTTTTAAATTTCTCAAAGAAGTAAATTCACATTTGCCAGCTGCATTTATCATAACAATATCTCCAACTCCACCATCGGCAGCTTGTACAACCTGATATTGTATATTCTCACTCGGGATTACAAAACCATCAAATGGAGTCTGTACATCATAATTTATTTTGAAATCACCTTTTGCGATGGTTTTTGTTTTATCTGAATCAACAGCATCTACAACAACCAAATCATGATAATATTTAGGTTCTCGAAAATTGCTTGTATTCTCACCGAGCAATGAGATCTTAAATACCGTCTCGCCGCCATCAAGTATTGTTTCAATCTCATAATCACTGCCACCGGCAAATACATTATTTTTCTCTATTAATCGATCACTTGATTCTTTTTTATTTAATTTGACAACCCATGTACATTTATAGGCGGTCCAATCACCCGGGACTCTGATCTCCAACCGATCTTCAAAGAGATAAGCATCTCCGCGTTCGATCAAAAAATTCTTTGTTATAATTTTCATTTAATTCACGATTAATAAGTTATTAATTCTGTGTTAATTAAAAATTAATCTTTGTTTAAATCATCAATAATAAAGTTTTCCAGAGCTCGGAAATCAATCTCAACCGGTAAACTTTTTTCTGCATCAAGTTTAGTAAGACTAATTTGTTTACAATCGAGTTCTATTTCAATGTTTATTAATTCAATAAATCTTTTGTTGAATTCTTCTATATTTTCACTGAGATCATATTGTTCGGAAAGTATCTTTTTACCTTTAATTTTCTTCCCATCGATTTCTAATATTAAATCTTCGGTATTACTATCACTGGTTTCATCAATAATTTGTGAGTAAGAATCGAACTCATTTCCAGATTTTAATTTGACTTTTTTCTTAACGGATAATTCTTCTAATAAACCTTTACGTAGTTCGGAAAAATCAGTTAAAGCTTTATTCACAGCTATTGTTAACCGACGTTGAATATCATATCTCAAAGCCGCGCCAGAAGGTTTAAAATTTAATAAAGCAGATAAAGCGGGATTCATTATTCCTATTTCTATAAACCCTTCTGGAGTAATTTTGAACAATTGATTTTGTTTGATTTTGATATTATCCATTATAAAATCCTTTATTTATATTTTAATTTATTTGTGCCCATGCTGCGCCATTCCATACAAGAAATTTTCCAGATGTATTAAATCTAAAATCACCCGGAGTTAAGATACTTCCCACACTATCATTAAAAGCTGTTGAGTTGGTAATACCTAAAAACTTAGGGACATAATATCCACAAACCATTACAGATCTCGCTGCTGAATTAGCAGAAAATACCCATCCAGAAGTTTGTTCTGTAATATATATTCCATAAGGATTTAAGGCACTGTAATATTGTTTAGGTGAATATGCTGTAAAATCCCAACAAGAGCATTGGTTGCCTTCCAATTTTGAATAATTTATTACGCCTGTTTCTGAAAAATTCGCTGATGTACTAAAACGAGAGGATATGACATCACCTACAACTGTTAATTTATTTGTTGTAGTATAATTCCAATCAAATCCAGATGTCAAACCTGTTCCTGCGGAATTTTTTACACCTATCATTAACATCGGATTTGAGGCATTCCAAACTTCAAATCCTGAACCACTATTTGCAATAAAAGGTGTTATAGATGTATTTAATGAAATTCCTGCTGATGATGTACCAATTGTAAATTTTTGATAATCAAAATTCCATCCAGCAAAAATTGTATATGCATCATCTAATCTAAATAGCCAATTATTACTGTTATCAATTGCACTTATTCCATAATGCCCAGTCCAAATAGGGACAGTTGGCGCAGTAGGAGTTCCTCCGCAATAAGTCTGACCAACCATTACAAATTTTGTAAGTCCTGTTAATGGTCTTATATAAATTGAAGTATTATCACTACTTATATAAATTTTTTGTGCAGAATCATTCAAAAAACCTTTCGTAAAATTCCAACCGGCAATTGTTGAAACCATTCCATTATTACCGTAGCCTACATTCATCAACCAATTTGAGTTAATGCAATCCCATAATGCAAATCCTGTTCGCATATAACCGCCATCATTATAAGAACCGGCAGTAACAATAAGTTGATTAACAATACCGGAAGTGACCAAATTTGAGACTACTTGCAATCCTGCTGTAAGACTTGTGAGAATGCCATAAAGACTTATAACTGATTGATAATTCCCGCTGGTAAAGGTCTGAGTAATATTATTAGTTGTAATAGACCAATTTGCAATGGATGCACTTGTGCTTGTCAGTTTACCACTCGCATCAACACTGAACGCTCCTGATCCTAAAGAGAAAGTTCCCGCGGTTACATTTCCCAATGCAGTGATTGTTCCAGTTGTTATTTTGCCGCCAGAAATTGTTGTAGTATTATTATTTATATCCGCTGCAGCTCCTCCGGAAGATATTTTTCCGGAAGGATCATAACCAGTTGCGAATGTAGTAGAACTGTTTATAGTTAATTTAGCACCATTAATTGTAATTCCTTCTGAACTCGCATTGATTGATCCTACGACATTGGAAGTTTGAACAGGAATAAAATTTAATGCAGAAAGACTTATTGTATTTGTAGCAATTTTTCCGCCTTGTATTGTAGTCTGACCAATTATAGTAGTTACATCGCTTGGTTGAGTATATCCTGTAACAGATAATACTCCTGAACTATTAATACTGATTGTATTAAAATCCGTACCGGAAGAATTTTTGTAAATAAAATTAATGCCTGTGGAAGAAATAACTAATCTCGCTTGACTGTTAAGATTCTGTCCTATTGTTATTATGCCGGAAGAGTCTAAACTCATTACAGTATTACTAATATTGTAAACATCATTATAAATAAAATTTATTCCGGAACTGGCTAATTCAACTCTATTTGTGTTTGATGCAATTTTACCAAGAATTAATTTACCATTTGTATCCCATTGCGCTAAATTCGTCGTGCCATATCTTATCTGGATGCCATTAGTCGCTTCGACCGTCAAATTAGTTTTGGTTTGATCTCCTACGGCAATACCATATGTCTTTGAACTATAACCGTAAGCACCATTCAAATTCCCAAATTGCCCTAATAATAATTGACTTGTCGGACTAACAAATTGTTGTATTCTTGCATAGGGACTATTAACACCATTTAATCCATCTATTGTAGAGACTTCATATGTCCCATTTCCTGATATGCCATAATCTAAAGCTAATGTACCGGCTGTTATAACTGTAACACCGCCAATCGCTCCACCGGATACTCTTGTAAATGTAAAAGACTGATATGCGGGAGCAGAACCAACTGCCGGGTATGTATTACCATGAACAACTGTACCCCAGCAATCATAAACACTTAACCCACCACTTATTCTTGATATAGATCGTAATCTTATATTATCACCATCTTGAAATACAAAACCGGAAAAACCTGCAAATGCTTCAATATATAATGTTCCCGAATAACCTATACTTGGAACAACAAAATCAGAAAAAACTTTTGCAACTGATTTTGTAATTATTTGTTCGCCTGCCAATGCTTGTTCTAAATCCGCAATAAAAGATTTCACATGCATTTCATTAGCATATAAATATTGGAAATCGGCAGATCCATCATTAGTGATTCTCCAACCTGTAGTTTGAGAAGTATATACAGAACTACCAGCATATCCGGTAAGAGAAATATTTGTGGCATTAACTTGGACAAAAGTTGGACTTGCGGTTGTTAATAAACTTTGATCAAAATGAAAATTATCTGCCATATCTGCATTAAGATTTGTAACCAAAGTTGTTGTACTTGTAATAACAAATGGCGCCGTTCCAATAGCTATGTTACATGTTAACTGACCGGTCAATGTTTCATTCGTAAATTGAGGGCTGGAGGTTGTGGAAATATCCTGTATGGTATTTAATGTATTTGATGTTACTTTTAAGTTTGAGGTGTTGTAATTGATATATGTGCCATCAATAATTGTTGCATTCCACACACCGGTCGTCAAAGTACCTACGCTTGTTAAACTCGAAGAAATAACAGCCGTGCCGAGTGCTGTTGCTGATAATACTTGTGTACTATTTATCTTATAAACTTTGCCTGAGGCTAAATTAATATTAAGATCCGAAAGCCATTCAGTAGTTTCAAATTTTATTGATCCAATGACCGCATCACTGGCCCCAAGCATCTGAATGCCGCCATCGATAGCGGTTGTGTTATCTCCACTTTTATTTAAATTAATAGTATGATCAACTACATTTAGATTAACTTGGTTTACTTCATTAATAACTCCGCCGATATATAAATTGCCATCGACTGAAATATTCCCTGTTATTTTTTGATCACCGTAAATCTTTTGTTTGTAATTAGTATCTGCTACGCCACCAATCGATTGCATACCGTCAATCTTTTGATTTCCTACAATCCATTCATCACCATAATTTTTGAATTTGTAATTTGTATCCGCTGCGCCGCCGATCGATAACATTCCGTCAATCTTTTGGTTGCCAACAATCCATTCATCACCATAGTTTTTGATTTTATAAATTAAATCCGCTATACCGCCAATTCCGATTCGCGCAAATTGAGGAGTATCGGTTATTTTTATTCCTTGTATTGTATCGAGAGCTCCGTTTGTATTTATTAAATTGTTAGAATAATTTATTGAGAGCGCTGCGCCGGTTAAATGGAGTGGGAGTTGGGCTGAGAATGCAACATTCCCACCTGAAACCCCTTGAACAACATCTTGTATTGATGTTGGAGATGCAGAACTAATTGATGCTGCATAATTTGCGGGACTTAATACAACCTGAGCCTGTTGATAATTATAACTATAAGCATTAACACTAACCAGTTCAAAAGTTGCGGTTGTTTCTACTTCATCAATTTCACTTGAGAGTATAAAATAATATTCTCCGGCAATATAAATCAGATCAAGTAATTCCCAATCCAGCATATCATCATTTAATCTTGCTTTTATGTTATAGTAAAAATGTCTATTTCCGTAAAAGTTGAAAACATTTTGTGCTATTGAAAGAGCATAGTTATCAAGAGCTGTTTGAGTAAATGATAGATTAGAAGGCGCCAGAACTTGTAATTGGATTTCATTACGTGGTTTTATGCCCGGGTATATTGAGATGCTTTTTGTCCAGGTAAGCGGAGTAATTCCATCATCAAATAAAGTGGATAGACTTTCAGTAGGATAATCAGTTATCATTCCACTTGAATTTATATAGGACCCATTCGAAGTCAATTTTATTGTATTACTATCAACTACAACCACTAAAAGATTTTGATTTATAAGCAAATTTTCCCATTCAGAGATGGTATCTCCGAATATCATTAAAGGATTACCTGCGGTATATCCATGATTAGGAATTGTAAATTGTGCTTGAGCTTCTTTAGTTATGGCAGTGATGGATTTTAATATTCCAGTTTTACTTGTCTGAACGGTAACTGAAACTGAATCAATCAGTTTATCCCAAAAATATTTTTTGGTACCGGAAGTTTTGTAAACAGATGGAAGAGTTCGGACTGTGCCAGTGTTAATATCATTTTTATTTTTAAGAACTAACTCACCCTGCTTATTAAAAAAGATATAACAGCTAAGACTATCAGCTAAAAACTTGACTGCATCTAATGGATGCATATTGAAGGGATCTTCAAAAAGTAATTGTTGATAATATAAAAACGGATTTATAGGAAAAGTTAAATAAGACGAAAGATTATTTATTGTAACATTATTCCAGGCATTAATTGCTATAGCTTCAATAATTTTTAATGCATCAAAACCGGTTATCATTCCATTAGTTATTATGTTAATAATATCATTACCATAATAATTGCTGCTATAACAATATGAATTTTTAAACGTGCCTTGGCAATGGATCATATAAACCTTAGTTGCATCATCATTTGATTCTGCGTATTCAGGATTATATGCTCCTTGAGAACTAGCATCATATACATATTGACAGGTTGTTCTACCATAACCGAATGTTGAAAGATTAATAGGTAAAAGCTGAAGCATATTAACAACAACATTCTGAAGAAGTAAAACCGAACTTCCTGCAGGCATTTGTGCGCCTCGAGTTTCAAGGGTACTCTTTGCTACAAAATAGTAATCATAAACTCCGTTACCTTTATTGAGACGTAATGTTTCACCTTGTTTGATAAAAGTATCTGTAAAATTAATTGGTACTCCTGTCGCAGTTGGATTAGTATCTGACTGCCAGCGTTCGGCATTTGTATTAAATGCCATTGCTACCACTTTTAGATACGGTCTTTTTGATGCGTCAGAATTTGTCTGTTTTACATTTGTTAATTGGATATATTTATAAGGTCTTGAAGGATCGTTTGTAACATAAGATCTAGTTGAAAAATCAATAAATTGTCTCTGTGTAGCTGTATTGGTAAGTATTTCAAGTGATTTTAATTTATCTACAATTTCAAGTTCAATATTCTGTTCTAAATCCGGCCAGTTAATAGTTGAAAAATCACATAACCCTTCAAATAATTTAGAAGTTGTCCCATTGCTTTTTTCGCCATGCAGTTCAAAAATATATTGTTCAGCCTGTGTAAGATCACCGCTAAAGGTATTATAAACCGGGTTATTAACTGATTGATAACCAAGTGTTAATTGCGCATTATCATAAGCAATTATTCCGGATTCACCGATATTATCCGATTCGAGTTGACGTTTAATAGCTCCAATTCGATTGATAATTATCGATGGAGTCCAGTCAACAAGTGTTCCGTTAAGTCCGTTTCGAAATTTTAATAAGATAATCTACCCGATCTATTTTTATAATCATAATATTTGCCAACTTTAGAAGCTTCTGCATTATCAAAATAAGCTCGTGAAGGCCTTTCAATAATTGCTTTTTCAAGACTTGCAAATCGTGTTTCAAGTTTGTCCGATAGGTTATTATTATTTCCACCGGCGCCGGCATTAAAATAATTTCGTGCATCAATTACAGCATTACCAACTAATTGGTGTGCCACTGTTAAAAAATCTTCTTCAGGAGCTACTATTTCATTATGATGACCTTCAAAAAATCCAAACTTCCCTGCAGGTAATCTTCCACCTGTTTCAAATCCTTTCGGAATAGCTAACAAATATGATAATGCGACTGATGATGATAGACCAGCATCTCCCGCAATATCAGCTGCACCAAAAGACATAATGCTTGCAAAAGCGGCTGCAGGAGCGTAGGCTGTGGCTAATGCAGTACCAGTTACTGTAGCTGTACCAATTTCAGTTGCTTTTGCTGTGTCACCCATTACCGCTTGCATAATTAAATTTTCTAAATATTTCTTAAGCATATCTGCAATCATGCTTATAAAAGAACTTTTAATAGAATTCCAAATTGCAGAAAGCCGTTGACTTCCAGACATTGTTGAATCAGTAAGAGAATGGAAAAATGTATCATAACCCGATTCCATTACATTAAGAACACCGCTAAATAATTGATGATCTTTTTTATATTGTTCTGATTTCCAGTCAAAATATTCTTTTTCAATTTCCTTCATCGATTCGGTTTTGAAAAGAGTAATTTCAATTTCAGATAAACCGGCTTTTCTTAAATTTTCTACATCTTTATCCACTTCGGAAGTTTGATGAGTCATATAATCAGGATCTGCAAATTTGACTTTATCGTAATATTTTTTCTGCATCTCCTCATCAAATTTTTGAGTTTCTTCAAACCGTTTTTTTCTTGAAGCTAATGCCTGTTTTGCCCCTTCATCATATCCTTTTTGAGTTTCCTGCATTTTTTTATCAATGAGCGAAATTTCTTTTTCCTGTATATCTTTTTGAGAAAGGAATTCATCAAGACCGGCTTTTGTTTTTATACCATTTAATGAAGCAATTAGATCGGAATATTTTTTATCGGCAGCGGATTTCATATTAAGAAGTTCGATATAATTTTTAGTCTCAAGTGAATTGCTGAATTGTTCTTCCTGATTTACTTTTGCAATAGCCGCCTGTTCTTTTGCTTTTTCTTCAGCGAATTGGTTGGAAGTATTTGAATTATTATTTGAAGATTTATTATTCCCGGTTATAGCATCAATTCTTTCCTTTGTTCTTTCAAGTTCAGCTCGGTATTGTTTTAATAATTCTAATTGATGAGGAGAAATAACACCATCATCTATATGTTGTAAATTACTTATTTTCTCATTTAATGCTGATTGTTCATTTTGTAATTTTACTAAATCACCCATATTATTTCTTACTTCTAATAATTGATCAAGTTGCTTTTTTAATATTTTACCATTATCAGAAGTATATTCAGGGACATTAGTTATAAATTTCCCGGAGATTCCTTTAGTCATTTTGAAAGGTTCTTGAGAAAGTTTTACTCGTAATTCTGTTTCCTTTTCATCTAGTTGTTCTTTACTATATTTTTGCCAGGAATCTCTTAACTTATCAAGTTCTTCTTTTTGTTTTTTAATTTCTTCAGTATTATCTCCTAAAATTCCTTTTAATAAAATTGCAGCACCTACAACGGCACTTATTGCAAGTGTTAATCCACCACTAAGGGTTGCACCCATTGCCATCGAAAGACCTTTTACAGCGAAATCAGTCGCCTGAAAAGCCATAAATCCTTCCATCAATGAGCGAGTAAATCTTTTCTGACTTTCGTTTGCATTATCACCTGAATTTACAAGAGCAGATAAACTAAAAGTCATCATCATAATAGCATCGCGACCTTCACGGAACATAAAACTTCTTTCACGATGTATAGATCTTTCCTGCCGGTAGAATTCAGTTAGTTTGCTTACTTCTTTACCTTGTTTTGTAGTTGCTTCACTGCTTTCATTTGTTGCTACAGTACTTTCTTTTAGAGCAGTAGTTGTGTTCTGGACTTCTCCGGCAAGTTGCTTTAATTTTTCTTCTGTAAGTTCAACTTCAGAATCAACTTGTTGACCGTCAAGAGTTAAATAAAATTTCAGAACATTATCATCCATTCTTCTTCTTTGCCTTTCTTAAAGATTTCAGCAAACCGGTCAATTCATTTAACTGCTGCAGACGTTTTTTATAATAATAATTTAGCACTGTTTTTCTTTTTGTCTTTTTTAATAGTTCTTCTTTTGTCGCATCACCTTCAGAAACAGAAAAGAGAATTAATTCCTGTTCTGTAAGTTTTAATTCTCCATTCCAACTTTTATATTTATAACCTCTTAAGTCATTAAAGTCATCAAAAGCTTCTCTCTCTCTTCTTCTGAGAGTTTCAAAAATTGCTGCATAGAAATTTGTAATAACATGTATGTCAAAAAAAAATCAGTTATAACCTGCGAAGTTTCTGTTTTTGTTGCGCTGCCAAAATTAAAATCAACCGGGTTAGATCCATCTTTATATTTCAATACGGTTTTTAAGAATGTAGTAGCTTCTGTTTTTGAAATATTCTCACTTTTGTAAATGTTGCCGGTATTATTGAATTTCCTTAAAAACTCTTGAAGCCACTCACCTTCATCCCATGAATAATCATGGTGCAATATGAATTCTTTTCCGCCAATATTATAAGAATATTTCTCAAGTAATAATTCCGGAGTTTTTCCTTCTAAATTATTTTGCATTATCCGTTCCGGTTTTAGTAATATTTACAACATTAGAAGCCGCATTCTTAACTGATATTTTTCCCTGCAGCACAATCTTTTTTGCATTTGCTTCGGATAGTTCATATCGTTTTCCCGGCAGAGATTTAGCGATATTTGTTACTTCAACTTCATAACCAGTTTCATTATTTATAAGACTATCTTTTATTCTTGTAGACGCATAAAACATTTGTCCATTGCCAGCGTCAAATATGCGCAAAGCTTTAGAAGTATTTTTGTCAGTATAAGGGATCTTTAATATGCTTTTAATTGATGTTTGTTTATCCTCTGAAAGTACTTCTTCAATAAAAATATCTATTGATGAATTGTCTGCAGAAGATAAATCTTCTTTATTCTTTGCCATTTCAATTATTCCTGATTTTATAATAATTCCCTCTCCAGTAATGGAGAGGGTTCTTAAATTTTATTAACCGATTGAAAGTGTTCCGCCATTCAATCCAAGATCAGCTGCTATGCCGCCATATGCTGCACCAAATTGGAATAAATGTTCATATGGTCTTACTTTGCCCGTTAATGTTAATTTTGAGATTCTCTTATCCTCAAAATCCGGTTCAACAAAATTATTTACGGCACCGGGATTGAATAGAAATGCGTCATAATAAGCTCCGGCATTTCCAAGTTTTATATTGCATGAAGCATTAATATCCTTTGCGAGTAATTCCTGTATTTTAGATATAGCCGCATTTCTCATTGTAATTTCGACCGTATGAATAATCCAATCAACGCATAATTGACCATATGCATTTTCGGCTGTATTCGCCTTCATTGAATATTTGAAATCTTCAAGTTCTCCCGGTGCAAATAAAGTGGTTGCGATTGGGACTTCAATGGCGAGAAAATTAATCCTTCTCCGGAGAGTTTCATCTTCGCCGCTAACATTTCCTGCGCCATTTAATACTACTTCGGTTGCGCTGGATGCGCCATCAATTAAAGTTTGCGCGATCGCAAAATCCGCTGCGCCTTTCAATGTTTCTTTAACAGATCTTTTTTCCATAGAAATTAGATATTCAAATCCCAATCCGAGCAGGAAGGAACTGGAAGTAAATTGAAAAACATCTTCACTTCCGGCAGTAAATGATTGTTTCTCAGTCATTATCTGCACATCACAACCAAGATTCATGTGAGTGAATAATGAATTTATATATTTCATAGTTGGCTGCATCATTTCATATTCTATTGCAGCCTGAATCATGTTTCTTCCCGGTCGGTCTTTAACATCCTTACTTGTTTTATAAGGAGGGAATTTCAATGTTGCTTTATCCCGGATACCGCATAATGCAATACCTGCTGGTGTTGTCAATAAAGTTCCAGCGTTGCATTTGCCAATTTGTTTAATTCCGGGTATCGAAATAGTTGCCATTTTATAACCTCTTTAATTGTTTTCTTTTAATTCTTTTTCCATAAAATCAACCGGTACGCCAAATGTGACAAGATATTTCCAAACATAATCCTGTTCATCAACTAACTCATCACGGACCGGATAAACTTTTCTTTGATATTCCGGCAGGTGATTAAATATTTCAATGCCGCTTATTTTATCGATTATAAAATCCACATATTCAGCCGGCATCATAACACGATAACTTTCACTTGGCTGCAGAGGATTGTCTACAAATCTGATTACTGCGGCTACCTGAATCAGCATTATTCTTTTCATTAATAATGTTCTGCCTTTTGTAATAGATTCATAAGTAGATCCGCCATAAAGAATGCCAAGTACTCCACGCGGATGAGTCAATTTATATTCCGAAAGTGTTCTCAATCTTTCTTTAGTTACTTGATCACATTGGTCTAATTCTTTTATTGCAGGATCGAGAACTTTTTCAAATACGTCTATAGCTTCTCTTATTTTATCAATCTTTACTTCAGGCATTACTTTACAACTCCTATCATTAAATCATTTTTATACTTGAGTAGTTGGCGCAGTAGAAGGAGGAGTAGGAGGAGTTACTTCAGGCAATTTTAATTTTAACAAAGTCAGCACATAAGAAATTATTCCCCATGTAGATAATCCATTTGCAAGTGCGGTTACAACTATTCCATAAATGATAACATAATACCAGGCTAATGCTGCGAATATTCCAATTGATAAGAGCCATCCTATACTTCCGAGAATTAAGCTTATGCCAAAACTCAAAACAATTGTTAAAGTCCCGTTTGTATTCCACCATTTTTTAAATACTGCAGTAAGCGATAAAACTCCTGCAGCAAAACCGGTTAATGAAGTGAATAATGTTGCAAGATCAATTTGTATAGGGGATGAAACAATAGGCACTGTATTGGTTACAGGTTGTGCGTTAACTGTAAAAGCTGTGCAGAAAATGATTGTGGCTAATGCAATTAAAAATACCATGATTTTGTATGACCTTTTCATTTTACTACTCCTTTTATTTTCATTATAATTAATAATGTATTGATGCTATTTTATTTTACCAAAAAAATTAACAATGAGGCGATTATCGTTGTTAAAAAAAATACATCCTGATAAAAAGGTTTTTCATAAGTAAGAGTTTTAGTTTCTGTTATTGACTGAAACTGTTTAATAATTCTTTCTTTTATATCCCATATAATTTCAAAAGTGTTTTTAGGTGGGAAATAATAACTAACTTTAATTTTGCTGGAATCCTTTTGAATTATTGTATCTGCTTTAGCTACAATACAACCGGAATCCGGTCCAACTTTAACGGTATCAATTCTTGCTTTCCATTTACTCACGAAAATTGTTTTAGGAACTTTAATCGTATCAACATGAGTAACAGTATCTCTTTTAATTACTGTATCTGTTACATGAACTGTTTCTTTTGACGGGAAGAATATTGTTTTAACAGCCAATCCGATAATTATTAAAATCGCTAATCCTAAAGCAGTACTCATTATTTTATCAGAGTTCATAATAATCCTTTAAATAATGCGCTTGATAAATTATCCTGATATAATGCGCTTTCTGCTTTTCGTCTTTGAAGTAACCCCGGAAGTATTATTAGTCTTCCATTAACTTTAGCTTTGGTATATTTCATTAGGATCGTTATTACCATTCGGGTATTGCCGGTATCAAGAGCTTCTTTTAATTCAGAATTAATTTTATATCCAACATTAAAAACAAAAGATGAAAGAGCATCATATTCATGCCATTTCATATTTCGATCAACTGTTCTTTTTATATAATTATCAAATCTTAACAAATCATTCTTAAGAACTAATTCACCTTGCTGCCGGGTTCCGGTCATCCCAGGGTGAACATCATATCCAGTATGACCATAAAATATTGTCCATACATGAGCAGGACATAAATATGCTCTTGGTTGGAATCCTTCCGAATATTCGATTAAAGTTATTCCAACAGAAGTTGTTTTTGTCTGGCCATATATCTTTGGGAGATAGAATAATGAGCCGATAAATAAAAGAATCATAATGATGTTAAATATTTTTTTCATTTATAATACATTCTCCAAACTTGGCCAATAGAAAACGAGGAAAGTTGCAATTGCAATTAAGCCGGATATTAATAATGCGGTACTTAAGACTCTTAAATCAGTCTGGTTTACATAAGAGGTAAATTTTATTTTAGTATATAACCATTGAATTAATGTTCCTCCTATAGGAGTAAGAATACAAAGCAATAGATAGTAGAAAAGCATTTGCAATAAAGTAAATTTTTCCTTTGGAGATTTAACTTCATTTAATTGTTTGTGCAATTGAGAATCTTTAACAGTATCAATGATATTATGAGTAATTATATCAGTGTTCTGAGAGATTTTATCATCTATGTTATATATTTTTGCTTTAAGATTATTCTGTGCAGGCCAGAACCAAAGAATTAATACTGCGCCAAGAATTAATAATATTATAAATGCAGTTAAATGAATTTTTAAATATTGCATTGCATTTCTCCCGGGTTAATATTTATTCCACATATCTTTATTAAAGGTTCTATCAGCTGGGGTTTTATTTACTCTTATTTCTCCAGCATATCCAACTGTTTCAGATGAGATTGGTTCAAGATCAAGAACTAAATCGCCCTGCCTGATAGCCTTTAACTGATTTGTGCCGTCATTATAAATTTTTTGTTCACTATCAGAAATTGAATCCCGCAGTCTTCGTTTCTTTGCATTATAAACAACTCTATCATCACTTAGCGATTGGATAGTATTCGATGTTTTAGTAAGAGGCAGTTTATAACTGCCGCGTAATGAATTATCAATTTCTTCAGCTACTTCAACAACTAACTGATTAAAACGAATAACAATCAGATCATTCGGATCTGTAAGATCTATTTCTTCATCCTGCCTATTCTCATCGTTTAACAACTGTTTGAGAATAGTAAGATCAATTACACTATTAACACTTTCAAAAGTTGAATAACCCATTATGCTATTTTCTTTTTATAAATTTTAAATATTACTTTAAATGCAAATACAAACCGATGAAAAATATTTTCTTTACAAACAGTACTGAGTGTTTCGTTCAAAGTTATTTTATACTGTTGCTTTGCAAATCTCCGGAGTTTCTTAACATATTTATTGTTCATAATCCTCTCTAAAACATTTTTATAAATCCTCTCCTTTTTCAAGGAGAGGATTTTGTATTACATTATTAATGTATTCTTATGCAATAACCTTCGCGTAAATATTCGCGGCAGGTTGGTTAAAAGTCGGCAATGGATGTGATTCAACAAGCAACCACAAACCGCTCGGATCTTTTTCAATCCAATCTTTGCTAAAATATTGACCAACAACTGTTCCGGCTTCAAGATCATCAACACCTGCATATTGTAATCTATAATCAGCAGATAGTGATACTAATGCTACATAACCGTCAGGAATTAATTGTTGTTGATTACCACTTGAGTCAACATAAATTCCTGCATAGGTATAATAATCGACATTATTAATTGTTGCTTTTCTTTCTGCGCCCGCTGATATTTGTTTAGGATCAGTTTGAATTTGACCGATATTTATTTTGAATGCATTTAGATATTGAATAACTTTTGCCGAAGCAAAGAATAATGCCCATGTAGCCGGTGACATTATAGCTACTGTTGGAACTCTTCCGGAACCTTGCTGAGCAATTACTTTCCAGTTATCCATATCTTGAATTGGATTACAAGTAGTAGGCGCCGACCATAATGCAGTATTTGCTAATACAGGTTTGTTTGCCGCCGGCATTGAAAAATCAATTGAGAAAGCCATATCATCCTGAGTAATTGAATAAGATCCTGCTAATCCTTTGGCGCAGAGAAATTCAATTGTTCTATCGATAATATCTTTCATATCTTTTTGTTCACGTGCTATGCGTTGTATTCTTGCTTGCTGGATTGGATCGTTGCCGGCTGGTCCGCCAGGGACAAATATTGGAGCGTTTGCGCCGCGTGTATAATAAAGGTCATCAGGTTTTAATAATTTTTTTATTCTAAGTTCAGGCGGTTCAACAAGATTAGTTTTTACGCCAAGATTTCCGAGAACCTTTGCCGGATTACCTCGTCTTACAAATGGCGCGATCTTTTGTCCGCCGATAATTACGTCAACTAAAACTGCTTTAGTTGCATGCGTTTCTACTCTTCCAAACAACAAGTCCTTAATAAAACTTGGGACCGGCAGCATTTGGTTTACAGCTTCGGTTAATGCCGCAAACCCGAAGGGATTAATTGTAATGCTCATTTTATTCTCACTTTTTTAGTTTCAGAAATTTTTATTCTTAACTACCTATAAAAAGAATTTCAGAGAACAGGATTTTATTCCTGCCCTCTGAAATATGATAATTATATTACGCTGCCGATTAAAATCGGCGAATATTCAAAATCATCCTGAGCTGCTGCATCAAAACCGGTCAATGCGGCTGAATTAAACCATCCTGCGATAAACGCACTTGCAGGTGCCTCATTTGTTGCGTCAACATCTACTGCAAGGATGCAATTTGCTTTGTCTGATCCATCAACATTTGCATCATTATAAGGTTTGTATTTAAGAGAACCCGCAGCGATCGTAATATCAAATCCATCACCAACGATAAATGGTGTCGATCCTTCAACAAGTGCAAATTTTACTTCATTTGAAATCGTGATACCTGGAGTAGTTGGTATATCAAAAGATCCAATAAGATTGCCTTTCGGATCTATCAATTGTCCAATACCCTTTTGAGCAGGGACAGTCGGACTTGTTGCCACGCCAGCTATTGCAGCGCGAACAACTCTCATCTGATAAACGCCTGCTTTCGCATTGGTAAGAATCGGAGTAGTTGCATCAAGTACTAATGTACCGTTCCCTGTATTACCGCCTGTATGAGCAGCTGAACTTGCCGCGCCAAGTTTAACTTTACCAAGTACAGTACCTTTTGTTAAAACTCCGGATCCGGCTACAATAGTCACCGGCTTTACCGCAACGTCAAAATCACCGGCAAATAACTGCACCAGCGATTGATCCTGCTCATTGATTAAATTTACTGTCATTTTAACACCTTTTTAATTGGTTATTAATTCTTGTTTAATTTTTATAAAATGATAAAGTCACTCGTTATTTTTTATTTACACAATCTGCAATTGCGTTTGCTGTTTTTTTGTAATCTGGTAAATTCTTATCTCCGGTTTTTTCTTTGGTTGCTACTTCGTGCAGTTCAATTTTAACCGGAAGCTGTTTTAAGGTTTCTTTCAATTGTTCAAATGCATTGAATTGTATTTTTGTGCCTGCAGCATCACCTGAAGAAAATTTAAGAACTCCTTTTTCTTTTGCCGCAAGAAGCATTTGAATAGTTTTTTCTTTTTCTGCTGGAAGAATTCTTAATTGCATCTCCGGACTTTCGCAAAATGCGAGGACTTCAACACGGTTTTTTTCTATTTCAGCTGCAGAGATTTTTGTAGTAGCCGACTGCAGTTCTGTTTTGGTTGAAGTTAAATTTGTTTCGAGAGAGATTATTTCTTCTTTCGCGGCATCAAGAATATTTTTTATTTCTTGTGGGATTTTACTTAAATCGAGTTTACTAAAATCTAATTTCATTTTATCTCCATTTGTATTTGTTGAATATTGAATTTGATTATCTTTTTGAATTGACTGTGGATCCGGTTTACTAAATATTGTCGGAGGGTTTCCTGTTTCTTCCAGATCATATTCAGGAATAACCTGATCGGCTTCTTCTTTGCTGAATTTTTCTATTAAAAGGTTTTTAAGATTTCTTAAGATGCCTTTGATATTCTTGAACGGCCACTGCGAAACTTCATGTTGAGAAAATTCGTAATTGTTATTTTCGATTTCAGCAAAGTGAGATTCTTCACCCGGGAGGCAAAGCAATAATTTTGCAGAAGTATCTTCAGAAGAAAAAGCATAAGACCCAAGTCCGTCAACTGCAGGAGAAATTTCTTTCGGAAGGAATCCAATCGAACTAAGCGCATAAGTATTTTCATCTATCGATACGCTTCTACCCGGGAGCTCTCCGGAGTTTACTGCTTCTTTAAATTTTTCTACAACGGTTTTAGGTAATGCAAATAAATAATTACCAACTCGTTTTAATTCAGCGATTGTTCCAAATCCAAGTTTATCATAAGATGGATGTTCAACTACAAACTGCGGTTCCTTTGTGAGATCAGTATTCGCAACAATTTTATCAAGATCACTTTCGCTGAATGTAACTTTCTTCCCGTTCTTAGCTGTGAATGTACCGGTTTTAAGAATCGGCATATAATTAAAAGTTTTACTCATTATACTCTCCGGTTGGATCACGTTTTTCTTATTCGAGTTGAACGAAACTTACTGAGTGGTTTATGAAAAGTATTTTGAAAGGTTCAAAATACTGTAGCGAACAATATCATTAGTTTGGCAACATGGATTATCAGACTACAATAGAGGGTTAAAAAAATGTTGCTTACATTTTTTATGAATCAGGCAAGTGCATTAAATGTAATTACGTTCATGGCATTTTGTTTATTGCAAGTGGGGTCACAATCAATATTAGGACAAAACACTCCCGGACAATACTTATGGGAAACATTGATTGCAACCGGAGGAACTAGTTCAGTATTATTTATAATCTGGCATCTTACCTTTAAACGCACACAGAAACAATTCGAATTTTCGCTTACACAAAATCAAGAACAATTTGAAACTGCATTGAAGCAGGTTAATCAACAGCATAAAGAAAGTCTTGAACAATATAAAGAGTCTTTGGAACTAAATCAGAAAACAACCGATCGGATGCTTGAAATAATGAAAATGGAAATGGAGCATAAACAATTACTGGCCGGAATACTTTCTGAAATAAAAACTTCAATGAAATATCATATGGAAATTCATAAAGGTTAATAAAATGGAAAACACTATTAGAGAAAGAGCTTTAGGGCGTTATGCAATGTTGAAAAAAAATATTTATGAAATTGGAGTTAAGGCGCAATCTTTTGTTGAAGAAATTCAAAATGAGGTTAATGCTTTCGCAGTTAGTGAAACTGATTTTGCATCGATGGATTTTAAGAAAGTAAGAACCTTGTCTGAAGAATTAATAAAACTGCAGAAAGATTATTCTTCTAAAGTAAAAGAAATGATGAGCCTTCAAGAAAATTATAATATAGATACAGATTAAATTATGGCAGATCCGGCAGTAAAAGAAAAAGCAAAAGAATTATTTGTTATTAATGGTTTCAGTATGGATACCATTTTAACTATGCTAAACGGCGAAGTTTCCCGAAAGACTCTTTATAATTGGCGCAAAGAAGATAATTGGGAAGAACAGCGAAAAGACCGCGCCGTAAGAACAAAGAATAGAATAGAACGTCTTGAAGCTTTACTTGATCAGGCGATCAATCAAGCAGAAGTAAATATAACTCCGGGAGGTCTCTTTGCAATCGGGAAATTAATAACCGCATTAAAAAGCGCGAACTTTATTGATTTTTCAGATGAGAAAGAAAAGAATATAGATGACGGTCCAAAAGAAATTACACCGGAGACCATTTTGAAAATCAGACGTGATGTTCTAGGATTAGAAAAATAAAAAGATATGAGATACCAGTTTTCTTTTATAACGCACATAAATCGCTTATACGGAATAGCCCTATAGATGGTCATATTTGGGAAGTGAACAAAAATTAAACGCTAATTAAACATTATTAAACGTATTTGAGTAACTGACTGAAAATTATGCTGGTTGAAAATAATGGATTTAAGAAATACAATGCTAAGACTCCGGGATCTAACCAAATTATCAATCAAATATCTCGGAGTATTTATCATGGACAGTTTAATTCCCTGGGTTGGCGGCAAAAGACTTTTAAGAGAAAGAATTTCTCATTTTATACCGAATGACATCACTGCATATATTGAAGCTTTCGGAGGTGCCGGATGGGTATTATTTTATAAAGACCGTTGGGCCGAAGTAGAAGTTTATAATGATAAGGATTCCCGCCTCATTAATCTTTTCAAGATTGCTAAATATCATCCCGAAGCATTAGAAAAAGAAATGGCACTTCTTCCTCATTCGAGAGAATTTTTTAAAGACTTTCTGAAACAGGAAGGATTAACCGATATACAACGTGCAGCCAGATTTTTCTTTTTAGTGAAAAGATCCTTTGGAGCTAAAGCTTCAAATTTTGGAACAGGCGCAAAATCTAATGCTGCCAAATCAAACGAAAATATGATTGCATCAATTGATGAGATTTCACATAGACTGGATCGTGTAGTAATTGAAAATCTTGATTATAAAACAATTTTCAAAACATATGATAACAAGGAAAGTTTTTTCTTCTTAGATCCGCCCTATCGTCACGGTGCTCAATATGAAGTTGGTAAAATGAATTATGAAGAGTTTCTCGAAGAGATAAATAAACTCAAAGGGAAATTCCTTCTTACAATAGATGACTGTAAAGAAAATCTAAAAATGTTAAAAGGGTTCAAGATTAAAAAGTTTTCACGTGAGAATGGCATAAATAGAAAAAATATTGTTAATCAACAATTCAAAGAATTATTTGTGATGAATTATTGATGGAAAATCCGAACAAATACTTTCTCCCTTATCAGATTCGCTGGCTTGAAGATAAGTCAAGAGTAAAGATTTGGGAGAAGTCCAGACGTATTGGAGCTACATACGTTCAATCTTATGAAGATGTTGAAGATTGTATAAGCAGAAAAAAATTTGCTGTTTGGTTTTCTTCAGCCGACGAATCCGCTGCAAAAGAATATATTCTTTATTGTGAGCAATGGGCAAAATTATATGACATTGCAGCTAAGTCGCTTGGTGAAATTGTTATCGATAAAGAAAAAGATATTAAAGCCCTTGCGATAGAATTCAAAAACGGTTCAAGGATTCATGCGTTAACTTCCAATCCAAAAAGATTCCGGTCAAAAGGTGGTAAAATAATTCTTGATGAATTCGCTCATCATGAAGACCAGGCTGCAATGTGGAAGGCAGCTAAACCTTCAGCTACCTGGGGTTATGATATAAGAATTCTTTCGACACATAACGGCAAACAATCTCTCTTCTTTAAATTCATTGAAAAGATAAAAAAGAAAAAACTGAATTGGTCTTTACACACAACGAGTATTTTTACTGCAGTTAAGGAAGGACTATTATATAAAATATTCAGCAGAAAACTATCAAAGAAAGAAGAACAGGATTGGCTTGATCAGGAAAAACAGGATTGTTTTGATGATATAACATGGCTGGAAGAATATTGTTGTGAGGCTCAGGATGAAGGAGATGAAGCAAATTACATTGCCAAAACAATAAAAAGGACGGCAGACGATTACAATAAATTTGCAGTTTTGGATCGGACAAACGCCCAATCCCGTGCGCTTGAAGAAGCTTGCATCGCACACGCTATTCCTTATAGAATCTATGGCGGCTTAAAATTCTATGAT